CAGAACCCTGGCTTCACCATCCTGCACAACTTCTTCAAAGACGCGCTAATGCAGAAGGTGGGCTTGGTAAAAGCCTACTGGGACGATAGGGTTGATGTCACAAAAGAGACATACGAGAACCTATCAGACGAAGAACTAATCCTCCTGATGTCCGATGGCCAACGGGAAGTGTTGGAGCAGGACACATCAGAGATTGAGACGGGTGAAGTAGACGAGCAGGGTCAGCCTGTCATGTTCCGTAGCCACAGCGTGGTTATCAGCAAGAAGATCAAGCGTGGCGGGGTAAAGGTTGAGAACATTGCACCAGAGGAATTCTTAATATCCAAACGTGCGATCAATATCAAGGAATCTCCATTTGTTGCACAACGCAAACTGCTTCCTCGGTCTGACCTGATAGCGATGGGGTTTGACCCTGAGGTAGTGGGCAACCTGCCTAGCTACGACGAACTAAGCTATACGGGTGAGCGACTGGCTCGGTACTCTCAGGGTGAGCAACCGCACCAAGACACCAGTATGGATCAGGCGATGCAAGAGATCGAGGTCTACGAGTGCTACATCAGGACAGACGTGGACGGTGATGGTATCGCTGAACTACGCCAGGTGTTCTATGCAGGTTCTGAGATTTTGGCAGACGTAGAGACGGACTATATGCCGTTTCACTCTATCTGCCCTATCCCAATCCCGCACAAGTTCTTTGGCGAGTCGATGGCTGACCGAACCATGGATATTCAGCTAATCAAGTCCACTGTTGTACGTCAGATGTTGGACAACCTGTACCTATCGAACAATGCCCGTGTTGGTGCTGTGGAAGGGCAAGTTAACTTAGATGATTTGCTATCTGTAACACCTGGTGGTGTGGTGCGGATGAAGAACGCAGGCGCAGTAGTGCCGATGCCTATCCCACAGGTGATGAGCCAAGCCTTCCCAATGCTGGAATACTTGGACAACCAGCAGAGCAAGCGCACAGGAATTTCAGACGCACAGCAAGGCTTAGACCCTAATATCCTACAGAACGTCACAGCGGCGGCTATAGCGGCTTCCACACAGGCTAGTAGTGGCAAGTTAGAGCTAATTGCACGAATATTTGCTGAAAGTGGCGTTCAAAGCCTTTTTATGGGCATTCTTCAGCTTGTTTGCAAGTATCAGGACAAGCCGACAATCATGCGGCTGCGTGGCAAATACGTAGAGGTAGACCCACGTACGTGGTCTAACCAGTACGATATGTCGATCAACGTGGGCTTAGGAACTGGCAACAAGCAAGAGCAGATGGCGATGTTGCAGATGGTTCTAGCCAAGCAAGAGGCTATCTTGCAACAGTACGGGCCAAGCAACCCACTTTGTACTGTCGGACAGTATCGCGCTACGTTGGGCAGGTTTATTGAGGCGGCAGGGTTCTCGGATAGCCAAGAGTTCTTTAACGAGATCACGCCCGAGGTTGAGCAGGCACTGGCACAGCCCAAGCCACCACAGCAAGACCCACAACTCCAAGCGTTAATACAACAAGCTGAAACGCAAAACGAAATTTCACGGCAGAAGGCAATGGCAGACATCCAACTACGCCAAGCAAAAGCACAGGCAGATATAGAGTCAGAGAGAGAAAAGGCTGCTTCAGAGCTACAACAGTCCAGAGAACAGGCAATGCTGGATATGCAGATTGCTCGTGAAAAACTAGCCGCTGATATACAATTGAAGCGGGAAGAACTGTCTGCTGAGATTATGCTTAAACAGCAGAAACTTCAGGCGGATTTAACCGCAAACGTGAGGATGGCATGAGTGGACAAATAGCGCAGGAATTACAGAACAATCCACAGGCGATGCAGAGAATTGCACCACTGGTTCAGTTGGCGTTATCTCAAGTACAGCAACAGCCTATGCGTCAGCCGATGCCACAACAAATGCAACAGCCTATGCAGGCTATGAATATGACCAACATGGGGTACAACCCGTTTATGGCTATTCAGCAGATGCAGAGACAGCCAGTACAGGCGCAAAACCCTTTCTTTGGTGGGGCTATACCGTTTGACTTTGGCTTGCCGCAGGTTAACCAATTGCCTATGAATTATGTTTCTCCGTTAGCTGCATTCAGACCTGGTGACTTTGCTGCGTTTCAGGAAGCCAAAAATCAAAAACAATTTAACAATCGTGGCCGTAATAACACCCAGTACTTTAGCGACAGTAATGGGGGTTATGATTTTGATGGTATCAATTATGGCTATGAGATGGGCTACGATTACAGCGACGATGGCATCGGTAGCGACACTGGCCCTAGTAATGCTTCTGCGGCAGACATGGGTGGGGAAGATGTTTAATGGATAAAGCACAACGCGCACAGTTACTGATTACTGACGATTTCTTTGTTGAGGAGATCAAGAACATGCGTGATGGGTGCGTCCAGACATTTGAGAACAGTAGGGCGGATGACTACGAGATTCGTGAATCTGCTTACCAAAAACTAAAGTTTATAAATGAGATTGTTTCTCATTTTGCTTCTATTGCTGACGGTCAACAGATACTGGAAAAGCGGTGGAAAATACTGTAATTCGTCCCATGTCGGGACAATGCCGACACCTAGCGGATTTACTAGGTAATAGGGTAGAAAGATGAGCGAAAACATGACACCCCAAGAGGGTAGTGGGCCGCTATCAGTGGATTCAGCCGCTGATGCACTGCTTGGAATGATGGGCGGCGAGGACTCGCAAGAGCAACCAGACACCGAACCAGAAGTTCAAGCAGGGGCAGAGGAAGCCGAAGGTGAGTACGAACCAGAGGCAGAGCAGGATAGCGAAGAGCAGGAAGAAGAGCAGCCTAAATACCGTGTCAAAGCCGCTGGCGAAGAACGGGAGGTAACGCTTGATGAGCTTGTTCGTGGTTATCAGCTTGAGGCAGATTACACAAAGAAAACCCAGACCCTTGCGGAAGAGCGTAAAACGGTGGAAGCCGATCGCTCACGTATCCAAGAGGCGACACAACTGAGAGACCAGTACGCTCAACGGTTGCAAATGATTGAGCAAATGCTTCAGTCAGCACCCCAAGAGAACTTGGAAGCACTGAAAGACACCGATCCAATCGGCTACGCAGTAAAGGTCGCAGAGCAAAGCCAGAAAGAGAAACAGCTATCGGCAGTCCAAGCGGAACAGAACCGAATTGCACAAATGCAACAAGCGGAACAGTCGCAGAACCTGTCTAGCCATGTGGCTCAAGAGGCGCAGAAGTTAGCTCAAGTAATCCCCGACTTTGCTGACAAGGAGAAGGGCGAAACAGTCCGCAAGGAACTTCGTGCTTTTGCTAAGTCCGTTGGGTACTCGGATCAGGAACTATCAAGTGTATATGACTCTCGTGCAGTCCTGACGCTGTACAAGGCGGCGCAGTACGACAAACTTATGCAGAATAGACCAGAGGTGCAAAAGAAAGTATCTCAGGCTCCTAAGATGCTTAGGTCTGGCGCAACTGCCCAGCGTTCACCAGATCAGGATCAAGTGAACAAACAGAAACAGCAGTTGAAACGCTCAGGACGAGTGAAAGACGCTGCTAACCTTTTCGAACGATTCTTATAAAGGAAGTATCATGGCTGTATTTCAAGCACACACCGCTATTGGTCAGCGCGAAGACCTAACCGATGTCATTTACGACATCAGCCCCACCGAGACCCCACTGCTTAACACCTTGGCTCGTACCAAGGCTACCGCAGTATTCCACGAGTGGCAGACAGACAGCCTAGCCGCTGCTACCACTGCAAACGCTGCTGTTGAAGGTGCAGATGCATCGTCAGCTACTTTGGCTCCTACGACCCGTTTGGGCAACTACACCCAGATCGTTCAAAAGACGATTCAAGTGTCTGGTACGCTCGACACAGTTAACAAAGCTGGTCGCAAGTCAGAGAAGGCATATCAGTTGGCTAAGGCTTCTTCAGAGCTTAAGCGCGACATCGAGACCATCTTGGCATCGAATCAGGCACGTTCGGCTGGTAACAGCTCAACTGCCCGCAAGTTGGGTTCTTTGTTGTCATGGCTCAAGACCAACACATCGGAAGGTGTGTCTGGTGCTGATCCAGTGACCATTGGCGAATCAACGCGCTCAGACGGTACATTGCGTACCTTTACAGAAACCCTGCTCAAGGATGTCATCCGTGGCGTGTTTGAATCGGGTGGTACACCTAAGATTCTGTTGGTTGGCCCAGCCATCAAGCAGAAAGTGTCAACGTTTGCTGGTATCGCCGAACAGCGTTACATGGCTCCTGCTGATGCGCCTACCACCATCATTGGTGCGGCTGACGTGTATCTCAGCGACTTTGGTTCAGTCTCTGTTGTCCCTGATCGCTTCCTGCGTTCACGCGATGCCTTCGTGCTTGATCCTGAGTACGCAGCAGTTGCCTATCTCCGTCCGTTCGCCACAAACGAACTGGCCAAGACTGGTGACAGCGAGAAGACACAGATTCTTGCTGAGTTGACCCTTGAAGTGCGTAACGAAGCCGCTCATGGCTTGATTACGGACATCAACGCTGCTCTGTAAACGGAGAAAGGGGAGGGGAAAACCTCTCCCCCCCCATACTTATGGCAAAACTATTTAGCTCTGACGCTTTTACTGGTAGATACACTGTTGCACACGAAGACGGTGACGGAGGGATTATCCTAGAGACTAAGCAAGACGTATCTAAAATTATTGATGCGAACAAAAGACAGTACAACGATGTCACTTCTCAAGATAAGTGGGGAGACCTGACACACGTTGCACGGTTGCCGTTGACAGTGGTAGACGAATTAAACCGAAAGCGCGTTATGCGTGGGTTTGCGGTGATCGACGAAAAGGCGTTCAAGATGTTTTTAAACGACCCCGATAACAGGTTCTTTCGCACAAGGCCAGGACAAGTATGAAGCTAGCTATCTGTGTTCCATGCCGAGACCAAGTAATGTCAGGGTTTTGTTTTGACCTAGCCAAGATGGTTGGCTACCACAGCCGCAACACGGATGATGAGATACAGATATACCAGATGCCTGGTACGCTGATATTTCACCAGCGTGAAAAGTTAGCTAAGACAGCACTAGAGGCAGGCGCAGAGGCTATCCTTTGGATTGACTCAGACATGCGGTTTCCAGCAGACACGTTAGAAAGACTGCTTTCACACAATGTAGAGATTTGTGGTGTAAACGCTACCACTCGTGTAGAGCCTATTAAACCCACGGCTTTAGACCTAGAGATGATAGAGGGAAACCCAGTGTTTCATAAGGTAGAGACACGGGGCAAGGATTATGTCGAGGAAATCTCGGCAGTTGGATTTGGGGTAACGCTAACCCGTCGAAGCGTGTTTGAAAAGATGGCACAGCCTTGGTTTGACATTCTATGGACGGACGCTGGTGGCATTATCGGCGAGGACGTGCATTTCTGCATCAAGGCTCAGGACTACGGGGTTAAGACGTATGTTGACCATGTTCTATCGCCTTTTATCAAACACATCGGGACAAAAGAATATTCTTGGGATGACGTGAAATGGCAATCTTAAATTATGCGGGATTGAAGACGACGATTGCTGGTTATCTGGCTCGGTCAGATTTAACTGTACAAATTCCAGACTTTATCCAGTTAGCGGAGATCAGACTACGGCGCGATCTAAGGATACGCCAGATGCTAAAGTCTTCCGTTACAAGCACAACTGGCGGCGACCAAACCGTTTCTTTACCAATAGACTTCCTGCAATTGCGGGATTTGTTTATTGTGACCAACCCTATCCAGACGCTGGAGTATATGACTCCATCGGTATTTAACCGCAATGCTCGTGTGACGGAATCTGGCAAACCAGTCAATTACACCATTATTGCGAACGAATTTAAGTTAGCACCAGTTCCAGACTCAGACTATACGTTGAGGATGCTTTACTACTACTCTCCAGAGTTCCTTACGGATTCAAACCCAAGCAATATGTTTCTATCTACCTGCCCCGATTTACTGCTATACGGGGCGTTAGTAGAGGCAGAGCCGTATCTTATGAACGATGGGCGTATACAATTATGGGCTGGAATGTATGATCGCGGCGTAGCTTCACTAACATCAGCAGATGATGCGTCCGAACATAGTGCTGTACCTTTAACAATGAAACTCACCGCGAGGTAATCATGGCTGCTTTATCAAACTATCTAGAAAACGCTTTAATCAACGCAACACTGCGCAACACCACTTACACAAGCCCAGCGGCTCCGTATGTTGGTTTGTTTATTACCGACCCTACCGATGCTGGTTCTGGAACGGAAGTGTCTGGTGGCTCCTACGCACGTCAGACAGCTACATTTGGCGCACCTAGTGATGGTGCTTCTACCACAAGCGCAGACAGTACTTTCCCAACGTGCACGGCTGACTGGGGAACGGTTGCGTTCTTTGGTATCTACGATGCCTCAACATCCGGTAACTTGCTGTATCACGGTGCGCTAAACAATAGCAAGACTATTGAAACAGGCGACATCTTGAAGATTGAGGCAGGCAACCTTACAGTAACCTTGGCTTAAGGAAAGAAAATGGCTTTAGTGATAGCTGATCGTGTCAAAGAAACAAGC